ATTAGATTTCTAACTTTTTTAATTTTACGCGGATCAATATAAACTAATTCTTGAATCCCTAGACGTGGTTGTTTTTCATCAAGTAAAACTTGATAGAATAATCTACCATCAATATACCAGTTACGAAAAATGTCATTTCCGGAATTAGAAAAATCTAGCAAGCGAAGAACATTGTCGAATTCTTCGCGAATCATATTTTTAATATTATCTGGTTGTTCTAAATCATCTACTATGATAGACACTGATTTACCTGAAACATCATGAACAATGGTCTCATTAACAATATCATCAACTGCAGATTCTAGCTCAGGTTGCATAGACATCTCTCGATATCTAGTTACTAAATCAGCCTCAGTTTTAAAACTAGCTTCAAGATCTAAATATGTGCCAAAGTATCCACCTGATGTAACACTGATAGCACCATCATCTGAAATGGGTGCTGAGATTTGAGGTTGAACTTGATCAGAAGTTTTTTTTCTGACTAATTCAAATCCGAATAGATTTATAGCCATGCATTACTCCATCATAAAGAAGGGGGAGGAAAATCCTCCCCCACATCAAATTAGCCCAAAGGACCGAGTGAAGAAGGAATTGGTGAACGAGCTGTTCCTTCGACCCAGTACTGATAGCTGAATGTCACTGAGTATTCTTCGATTGTGTCGTTTGAACCCCAGTCTAGATCGATTGGAGCAACATCGGTTGGGAACATTCCAACGAACTTATATTCTTTGATGATGTTACCATCTTTTGAATATTGCTTCACAAGCGCATCAACGGAATATTCTTGCGTTGTAAGTGCTGAGCGAAGGTTTGTTTCGTTGTCATTGATTCCACGAACCCAAGCATCCATGGCGTTGCGAATGATAAAGTCTTCATCGTTTAGAATGCTTACTGTCCAATCAGCAAAGGTACGATTTCCAGCAACTTTTACTTCACGACCGAAGTATTGAACTGGAACGATACCTACTGTTGATCCTGGCAATTGAGCAGTCTTCACCATGAATGAGGACTTTACACTTGCTGTCAATCTGTTTGTAACGTAAGAAGGAAAGTTCAAACTTACTTCAAACAGATTAGGACGCGCACCGTCACCTTGGAGCTGTGTACGAAATTGATTTACGTTAAAAGCCATTGTGTGTTTCTCCTGACTTTATCTATTTATTAGAAGCGTCCAACGATTTCGTCAAAGGAAACACCAGTTCTTACAGCAACAAAGTTCAACTGAATATAGTTGATGGCTTTAGCTGGTTTGATATAGATGTCGCCGATGAATTCGTTGCGGTCAATAACTTCTGGTGTATTGTTTGTTTCATCGCAAACAACACGGAAGTCATAGATACCGCGACGACCTTGGACGAGTCGTAGGAATGGCTCTACTAGGTTGACGAACTGAGCGCGTGTAAACTCATCATTGAACTCAAACAATTGAGCTCTTGCGGCGCGCGCAATAGCTTTTTCGAGAACAATAAAGAGACGACGAACGTTAATGCGATCAAAAGCAGATGGTTTAGACAATAGCGTCTTATCACCAAAGAGAACAGTACCTTCTCCTGGGAATGATACGATTGGGTTAATACCTGCTTTGTATAGCGAATCGCGTTGTGTTTTATTTGGATTGAAAGCTAATTTCACAACGTTGCGTAGTTGACCGCGATTGAATCCAGCTGGTGAGAACCATGGGTCGCGATCAGCATCGGTACGAGCGCAGAGACCAGCAACGTCACCGTTACATGGAATCCAACGATATAGATCGTTATATTTGTCGTATTGATACTTCCAACCGCTATCCATTACTGCGAAGGAGCTGGATACGTTTGAAAGAGCATTGTTACGATAGTTAACAACTGCAGTTACAGGGTCAGCAGCTTGAACATTTGCTAGGGCTGGTGATACAAACGCGACACAGTCGCGACGACCAGCAGCTAGAGTAATTGTATTTGCTGCTACTGTTTGGCTATGTCCACCTGCCATCACTAGGCTGATGTCAACGTTATCAGATGAAGCGAACTGAGCATAAGCAGTTTGAACATTACCATCTACTACAGAACCATCAGTACCTTGTGTGAAGGAGATAGTAAAATTGCTTCCTTCGAATAGGTGATCTGAGTTTGCTGCTACACCCCATGTTGCGTTATTTTGACCCATAGCATAGACGTAGCGAGAATTGCGATAAATTACATCGCGGTAATATAAGCTAACACCAGATTCATCCTTAGCATTTGTTGCTTTTGAAACGTTGGCGAATCTTTCTAGAACTGTATTTGCAGTTCCTGAGATAGAGCCATCTTCGTCAACAACAGCAATATGCATCTCATCATTAGCAGCAGTATTTGCATTTCCTTCTGCCCACACAGAGGTGCCTGGAGCCTTATCAAAGTAGATATGATATCCACCTGTGTTAGCTGCGTCGAAACTTGCAGTATTAGAATCAGCAATAACTGCTATTTTTAGCGAGTTACCCAAAGATCCTGGATAGCGTGCAGCAAAATAAAAATCTGCACTTGATGCAGTGAAGTGATTGTTGAAATAATCTTCTTCGTTTTTAACTGTAACGTTTGCACCACTGGAGCTAACGTTCAATGTTACTGCTGAATTTAGAGTTGCTGCAGCTGCACGAGATACAAACAAACTGTTGCTGTAAGACAAAAAGTTTGCTGCAGTGAAAAAAGTTAGATAAGTGTCTGCATTAGGTTTGCCAAAAAGTTCTACGAGTTCGTCTTCAGAAGAAACGAGACGTGGAACATCTACTGGACCCCATTGGAATCCGCCTGCAATCGCTCCAGTTGAAGTGGAAACGGCAGGAACAACTGTAGTTGCGTCAACTTCGGTTACATTCACACCTGGTGATACTTGAAAAGCCATGTTTTTGCTCCTATAAATGGAGATTTAAGAAATCTACGAATTATTTAGTAAAATCCTATTTTTCACTTGTCAACTATATTCCAAACAGCTCCATCAGAAACAAACGTCTTATTGGGGTTGTCTATCTCATCATGCCCAGCCAAAAAGTTGGGCAACGATTCATCTTCAATTTGTTGTAATTGCTCTTCGTAGAGTTTTTGCTTGATATTTGTATTGGTCAAATCGGCAAAAAAGGCTTGATTTGTTGTCCAAGCAAATAACACTAAACACATTACTAGATCATCATGCGATCCCTCTTCAGCCTCGAAACTTGTTCCTTTTGCAATAAAAGTTGAAAGTTCAGCTATAGTTTCGAAATCTTGTATAATGAGTTTTTGATTTTCAATGAGGTGTTTTAGATTAGAACAACCTAGACGCTTTACGGATTTAGTAGTTCGTATCCCTCGTTGAGATTTATTTCCATATCCCCATGTAAGGGAAATTTTGTCTTTTTTACCTTTTGGGGTAACTGTTGATAGAATATTCTCATAATCATAGTCTTCAAACAACGTATCAACAACTTGTTGACCGTTATCATTAATTTCTATTAAAGCAAATGCATTGTTATAGTATTCGCCAACTTTTTTAATAATTCCTGGGTACACTTGAGGGCTCACATTGTTATCTTTATAAGTAGCCACAAGTTTATATGGGATTGAAGTCACATCGATTACTGTAAAAGCAGAGTAATCTAAACCTTTGCCGCGAGAAGTATCACAAACTATAATGTAGCTACGATTTTCTGTTGGCTGCTGATAAATTTTTACACCAATATCCGATGAATGTAGAGGAGTTACGAATGCAAGAGACTTGAGAGCAGCTGCTGACAACAAAGTTCCAGCCGAGCCCATGAACTCGCATTCCATTTCTTGCGAAAACTTTTCTTCTCCAAGAATGCGTCTTTGATCATCTGCCCATGATTGATCGCGCCCTGGAACCTGACGCCAGTTTGCTTCAATATGTTTGAATCCATTTACACCCTCAGTTGCTTCAGTCCACATTTTATAGTAATGATTCATCCCATTCGGCGTGGAAGAGATTAGAATCTTAGACTGTGTACCCGAAGAAATAGTAGGATAGACAGAAGTAAAAAATTCATCAGCAATATTCGTCGGAACGAATGCAAACTCATCAAGATATAGTAGCGAGATAGAATAACCACGGATGGCGCTTGACGCAGTTGATGTTGCCATGACACGACAGTTATTTTCGAGTTCAATGTCACCCTTGTTCCAAACACGAACACCTTGCTGTAACCACATCGGCAGAGATTCATAAGCAATTTTAATACGATTCAAAATTTCGCGAGCTGTTGGAGCTTTGTTGGCTAGAATGGCTACAAACTTATCTTCATTGAAAAGGATGTACCAAAGGATATATCCAACAACCATCGTGGTCTTACCTACCTGACGACCTGCTTTTACTATCACACGTCGATTTTCGTTAATGTCAGTAATCGCTTGACGCTGAAAAGGATACAAAGAGATTTGAACAAAACCTTTATCGAGCGTAATGATCTTGACGTAGTTTTCGATAAAATGGATTGGGTCTTTGGAGCAACGAATGAACTCACGGATCTGATCTTCCGTGAGCTGCATTGGCATGTTCACACGCTTTAAATTGGGATTCCCAAGATAATGTTTAACTCTCGCTACTAGATTCATTCTTTAGCTTCTTCAATAGATCAGCTGTGCTTCCAACGAACACTGCTTTGTCGACATTAATATTAGTTTGAGTTGTTTGCTGCTCTTTTGGTTTTAATTCTTGCTGCTGTTTCTGAAGAATCATAAGTTTCTCTGTGACGTCAGAGAGATTCTTGATCATGTTTGCAGCAACTTCGTATGCTCTTGGATGTTGTGACTCTCGAGCAACGTCTAGGATTCCATCAAGAGCCTCGTTGCCTTTCTCGATTAGATTATAGTAATTTGCACGAGAATAATGTGCATCAGGATCTACAGCATTTTCTTCCTGATGGATGGTGATT